GTCAAAGACTCTTACTGCGCCAGGGACTTAAAAATCAAAAGGAATAGAATTCTTTTCACCAATAACTATTCCATACAAATCATTTAAACCAAAAATCCAATCACTCTTACCTCCATACTTATTATAATTTCTATCAGGAACATGTCTTTTCATTAACTCGTTAAGAGTTGGAAAATGATCATATAATTGACTAGAGGTCATACCAGCCATATAAACAACTTTATTGAACTTGAGTGCAAAATCTCGACGTTGCACACATTCTTCATACATTTCACGAGGAGATCGAATATCACCAGCCATCATAGAATCATAAAAATACTTAACAAATTGATACCAGACAACATTCGTACCCATGGTGTCATAGGCAGCTCCTATAGCCTTAAGAATATAATCTTCTTTAACTCCAGTGTCCGAGAAAAACATCTTGAGCATAGCTTCAGTCATAGGCTTGTAAGGAAGAACTTTAGGCAAACCAGGAGTATTACAGGCAATAAAAAAACGCTTTAAAAACTTAGGACCTGCTTTCGCAATACCACCAAATTCATCTTTTACAGACAAAAAATCATCATACTCCCTATAATCTCGTAAGTTCATGTCACACACCTCACGAAGAAAGTCTGCAAAGCCCCGAACATTAATAATATGTCTAAACATTTTTGGACAACACCATATATGATCATCTCCATAAACCACAATAACAATATACAATAAAGCTATATTCTGCATTATAGCTGAAGCAAAGACAGGATAGCGTACACAAACGTCATTAATATATAAAAAAAAAAACTAACGCCATTATCCAACTATCACCATGAGAAGTCTCTTTACCCCCAGAGTACATAACACCTCTAGTAAATCTCCAAAAATTTCCAACATGTAAGACAACCTTATTACTAATATGATACATCAAAAGTCGGATCAAGCGCCGTAACACACGACGCTGCTCAAAATTCATATTTCCCCAAGAAAAGTATCTAGAACCAGCAGCAATATATAAATATAGTTGCCAGTCCTTAATACACTTATCCAAACCTTCTATATCACCGTCTGCCCAAAACATATCAGGATTATCATAATTAAGATACAAAGCCAAATCCTCAGCACCACCATACCAAAATTTCATACCGA